AAAGCTAAGGACTACATAGAAAGAGAGATAGCTTTTGTTAGAGAGAAAAGAAACCAAGAGGCTAATGACATCAAAGAAGGAGTAGTCAGTCCTTACAACTATAATTATAAAGACAGATAAAGATGAGAAACAAAGACAAAGATGCTTTTAGCATAATAGGATTGACATTTATATTACTAATAACTTTAACAGCAATTTATTATGCCACTACCTAAGCCAAAAGAAGGCGAACTACAACAAGAGTTCACGAATAGATGTATGTCTGACGAAGCTATGAACAAAGAGTATCCTAGACAAGACCAAAGGCTTGCTGTTTGTTATTTACAATGGAGGGACAGATAGTCCCTCTTTTTTTTACTTATGTATTGTTTTATTAACAAAAATGTTTATATTTGTAGAAGAAACATTAAAACAATTACAAAATGAAAGAGTATGAAATCACTTGGGAAGGACTTGTATTCACTGTTTGTGGGATATACGAGCCAGAAGAAAAGGAAACTTACTTCGAGCCTTATGAGAAAGAAAGGTTTAACATTTATGGAATTTACTTAGGAGATGCCTGTGTAGATTTTATGTTAAATCAGGAGACAACAAATCAATTAGAAGAAGAAATCTTAAACACTTATTACAGATGATACAATTATTAAATGGAGAGAAATGGAAAGAAGAGGCTATCTTAGAGAAGATGGTAGACGACTCATTTTATTATGGACACTTAGGGAAGAACGCTCTAAGCAGTTCTGCCTTGAAGAAGTTAAACGAAAGCCCTAAAGCTTACAATAAATCATTACACTTTAGTAGTAATTCTCAGCCGTTAAGAGATGGAAGGCTAATCCACCTTGCAGTGCTTGAGGAACATAGATTGAATGATTTGGTTATAATAGAGGGTAGCAAGGCCACTAAGGGATTTAAGGAGGCTGTAGTTGAATACGGAGAAGAAACGGTTTATACTAAGTCTGAGATGGATAATGCTTATTGGATAGCTAAGGCTGTTAAAGATTGTGATGCCGCAACAGAGTTATTGACTGGGTGTACTTTTGAAGAGCCAGCTATTAAGATGATAGATGGAATTGCTATTAGAGGTAAAGCAGATGCTAGAAAAGGTAAAACCATAATTGATTTAAAGAGCTGTACTGGCATAGATAAGTTTAGGTGGTCTGCTAAGAATTTTTCTTACGACCTTCAAAGTGCTCTTTACCTTGATTTATTCGATGCAGATGAGTTTATATTCCTTGCAGTAGACAAGGACACTAAAGACATTGCAATATATGAATGCAGTGCTAACTTTATTAAAGAAGGTATGGAAAAGATAGAGCAAGGTATTTATACATATAAGTATTTCTTTATGGAAAATGACCCTAGACATTCTGTACGCAATTATGTAACACACGGAATATTATGATATGCCCTGAATGTGAAAACGAAATGACTTGGGGTTGTGATTTTGACTATGAAGATTACGGCTTAGAAGGAAATGGAATTGTTTCAAATTTTTCCTGCAATAATGATGACTGCGATATAGATGATTTAATTATACACTATAAGATATGAAAACAATTATTATGTTACTCAGTGGATTGACATCCATAATGTCAATCTTAAAGACAGTAGAAACTAACAATGACCCAACAGCTATTGGAGATAATGGAACCTCATATGGCATCTTACAGATACAGAGAAGCGTTGTAAGAGATGTTAATCGTATTTATAGCACTAACTATACTCACGATGATATGTTCTCTGAGGAGGCTTCTGAGGAAGTATTTAGGATGTACTTGTGTTATGGCAAGGAGGTTTTCCTAAAGAAAACTGGTAGGTTCCCTAATGAAGAGGAGCTTGTTAGGATGTGGAATGGTGGTATATACAAGGGATATACTTACAATCAAACCAAGTCTTACTATAAAAAGTATTTAAATGTCAAAAGAGAATAATGTTAAGAATGATTTTTACAAGATGACTATACTCGACTTAGAGAATGGTAGCTCTATGGATGACATGAGACTATTGCTAAAGGAGTATGAAGAAAGAGAAATGTATGAAGCTTGTGCTGGAATACATAAAGCCATAGATAATGCTAGGTTCTGGACATTGCTTAATATGACAGAAGAAAGAAAAGATTTACACGATAAGATAATAATTAATTTTGATGAAGATGAATAAGTATTTGAAAGAGATAATGAATTATGTAATAGACCAGACAGGTCTTGATATTAGAGACAACACTAGAAAGAGAGAATATGTTTATGCGAGGTCATTGTATTATAAACTATCGAGAGAATGCACAGCATTCCCATTAAGTGAGATAGGTGAGGTAGTAGGTAGAGACCACGCAGGGGTTATACACAGTATAAATAATGTGTTCTCAGAAGCTTGTGATTATAGTCCATTAATAAAAGACTCCTATCTTAGGTACTTAAACTTTAAGAAGACAGGTAAATTCGAGAGTGATGATGTCAGTCTTTTACAGCAACAAATTGCTATGTTAAAGAATACCAATAATGAGGTTCTTGATATTGTAGGTACATTAAATGAGCGTCATAGACCTCTTTTACTTGAAAGGCTTAGAGCACTTGTGAAGATGCTTAACGCTACTCCATACATAGAACCGAGAAAGCAATTGGAAATGGAAGGTGCTGAACTTTAATGGGCAGAGCTTTAAAGAAAACACAGCCAAAGATAAAGCATATGAATTATGAAGCTCAACTTTGGTGCTTTAAGAATGGTTATAGAATTTTTCCCATTTTGGTAAAAGCAGGATACAATATAAGAATAGAGAGGGGTGGCAACACATTTGTTGCCACTACAATCTACAAAGAAGCAGGGATATGGCAAGAGATATGGAACACATACCAAACAATATATAATAAACATGGCAGTAAGAAAACAAAAGAATAGTGCTAACTTGAAGACTACAGATGCTAGGAAGTCTAATGGTAAAGGAAAGCCAAGCAGCAAGATAATAAAGGCTAGAGTGCAAAGCACTACGCCAGCTAGAATAAATCAGGCTAAGAAGGACTTAATATCTTCTTATGCAGTTAAGGCAATGAAGAAAGTATTTGGTTCAGAAGAAGAAGCTTGGGAGGCTCTAGCCGAAAAAGCTCAGGATTCATTTGCTCATATGAATTTACTATTTCAATATAGATATGGCAAACCTATGGACAAGGTGGAAGAGAAGCAGGATAAGAGAAGCAATGCGCCAATCATAAACTTCTTTGCTTCTAACGAGCAGATAAAAGAAATAGAGAATACCATAGACATTGAGTCTGAAGAAGTTGACGTTGACAAGTTAAACGAAGACTAAAAACAAAATCGCCTATTCTTAGTTATATAAATATATGACTAAAGAACAAGTGAGTACAACAAATAAAGTTACCATACATCCAAAGTATGAAGCCCTGTGGAAGAACCCAAGTAGATACTTTATAGTTACAGGAGGTAGGGGTTCAGGAAAATCTTTTGGAGTTGCAATGTTTTTATTAAACTTAACATATGAAAGAGGACATAAAGTCCTCTTCTCTCGTTATACTATGATGTCAGCACAGACTTCTATTATCCCAGAGTTTATAGAAAAGATAGGTCTAATGGGTGCTGAAGATTTGTTTAGGATAACTAAGGATGAGATTATAAATCTTGAGACAGGAAGCTCTATAATATTTAAAGGTATAAGAACTTCATCAGGTAACCAAACAGCAGCCCTGAAGTCTTTAAATGGCGTTACAACCTTTGTTATTGATGAGGCAGAAGAGCTTGTAGATGAAGAGGTCTTTGATAAGATTGACTTCTCTGTAAGAAGTCAAAGCAAGCAGAACAGATGTATTATAATTCTTAACCCAACTACTAAAGAGCATTGGATATATAAAAGGTTCTTTCAAACCTATGGCGTACCAGACTCATACAACGGTTTAGAGAACGATATTACATTTATTCATACTGACTACAGAGATAATAAGGATAACCTATCAGATTCCTTTATAAGTAGAATTAAGGATATGAAGAGGGAAAGGCCAGATAAGTATGTACATCAGATATTGGGAGGCTGGAAGTCTAAAGCGGATGGTACTGTTATTAAGAACTGGAGAGTAGGAGATTACTTACAGACAGAACATACTTGCTACGGTCAAGATTTTGGATTTGCGAAGGACAAGTCGACTTTGGTAAAAGTTTCAATAGACAAAGAAAGCAGGAAGATGTGGGTTAGGGAAGTGTATGGTAAACCTGAGCTTACTACATCAGAAATTATAAGGTTAAACAGAGCAGAGTGTGGAACAGACTTAATTATCTGCGATAACTCAGAGCCTAGGCTTTTGCAGGAAATGAAGACTTCAGGTCTGAATGTCAAACCTACAATAAAGAAGCAGGGTAGTATCCTGAGTGGAATAGCATTAATGCAAGACTTTGAGATAGTAGTAGACAGAAGGTCTCACGCTGTTATAAGTGAACTCAATAACTATGTATGGCAGGAAAGGAATGAGAAGCCAATAGATGCTCACAACCATTTCGTTGACGCAATGAGATATTCTTTGCAGTATTTAGTTCAAGGATTAAATTCTGGTAAATATGTTGTGAGATAAAAATATTTGTATTATATTTGATTGTTCCAATAACAAATGTATCTACATTTTACAGCCAGCAGAAATGTTGGCTTTTTTTTTACCCCCCCCTGTCACCCCCCTATCATATGTGGTGCGTTTCTTAAACATAGTAGGGTAGAATACTCTTAAACATAGTAGGGGTCTGGCATTAAGCTAGACCCTTTTTTGTTGCTCTTAAACATAGTAGGTCATTAAACGCAGTAGGTCTTTTTGTGCAGGATTTTTCCTTCATTGC